CCGAAAGAACCTTTACCGTCGTGATACAACGGAAAATCAGACATATTGGTACGTAGCTCTTCATTAGGTATATTATTGGCTACTATTAACATATCGTACCCTGCATCTGCTACTCTAAAACAATAGTCTATATCTTCTCCATAACCTGGACTAAAAGCTTCATCTAAATAATTTAATTTTTCAGCCACATTTTTACGTAAACATACGTGAGCAAAAGGATAAAATGGCCTATGCCACATCCACACACAGGTGACGCCTGTAATAGCTAAATTAGCGTTAGTTTTAAAAGGCTCGGTTAATCTTTCTACCCAGTTATGTTTTTGATGTGGTTGTACAACTGCATCAGAGTTAAGTAAAATTAAATATGGTGTTTTAGCTAACCTCATACCTATATTAGTTGCTTTAGGGTAGCCCAAAGCTTCCGTATACCATATAAAACTTATAGACGGCTGATTTAAAGATATAATATAATCAGCAGTTTCTTTATCGCTACCATTACATACAATTATAATCTCTACTTTAGTAAGGTCAGTATACGCAATAACTGAATCCAAGCATTGCTTTAATAATGCAGCTGGTTTGTATGCAGGTATAATAATCGTCGTATCTATCATAATAATAATTACACAGAATTAAAAATATGCAAAAAGAAACCCGACCATTTCTGGCCGGGTTCTTAGTTTTAAACGTGTTACTGTTATGCTTATTATAGCATTTGAGCAGCGGTACCAGGAACGAAAGCCTGACCGAGACCCGAAACGATAATCAAGTGGTAGTAAAGACTTGCACCAAAGATATGATCAATGACGCCATAACGGGTCATTAAACCAACACGTGGGCTGAAGTCGTTAGGTCCAATTGTACGTTGTACCAATACAGGAATGTATGGGCAGTAAACAATACCTGTGTCATAGTATTCTGCACCCTTGTAGCCTAATAGAGCGTACTCAAGTTCTGTACCACGAACACCTGTCTGGTATTGTGCTTCTGTACGTGTATCGCGGTAAACCGTGAAACGGCCACCAACTGTACCGACTTTAGCAATACCAACTGGTTGTGTGTTTACGTTACCGTTTACTGAGAACCATTGGAACTCAGGTAACATTTCAAACATTGCGCAAACACGAGGTGTTGCAATGATGAAGTTAGCTGCACCACGACGGTTACGGATTGCAACACGGTTAGCTTCAACAATAACACGTGCATAGAAGTCACGGTTACGTTCACCTAACCAACGACCATCAGCTGAAGCTGCATTCCAGAATGAATAACCCTGAGTCGTACCAGCATTAAGAGCTGTTTGAATCATACGGATTACCATTTCACGGTCGATTTCAGCTTGAATTTCGTACGACATAGCGTTCGTTAATTCATTGTCGATGTCGATACCGTTCATATTCTTGAGATCTTGCTCAAGTTCAACGGACCAACGAGCTGCTAACCTACGAGTACCAGCTTCAACAGCTGTCTTTTCGAAGCTTACAACCATTTGTGGAATGTTGCTTGTTAATTCAAAGCTGTTGATTAACTGTGCAATACCGTTATCTTGTACAGGTACTGTGAAGTCACCGTTACCAGATAAGAAGGTAGCAGATGTACCAGTATAAGATGTATTTAAGTTGTTCCAACCTACTTCATTTGAGTAGCCGGAGTTGCCCCACCAAGGTGTGCCGCTGTTAGCGCTTGTTGGGCCGTTATCAAGTGCATTAGCACCGAGAGCTGTTGGCTCATAACGATAACGTAATGCAAATGCAAGACCGACTGGACCACTCATAGGTTGAACACCAACGATTTCGTTTGTGATCAATTCTGGGAAAGTACGACGGATCATTGGAATAAGGATCTTCGGTAAGCGAGCATCACCGGAAGCATAAAAGTCGCTTGAACGACCACCACCAGCATAGCCATCAGAACCGAAAACACCACCACCACCTGCGGAGTTGGTAGCTTCAAAGCACCACTTTTCTTGATTTTCAAGAAGAATAGCAGTGTTTAGTTTTGTGTGATCGTCTTTGATTGCTGGAGTTGCATCATCTGCGTGCTCAAGCAATGGTTGCCATTTCTTTAAGAGCTGGCTTGCGCGATCCTTATCAATATAGGATTGGGAAGGTTTAATTTGTTTCATATCTAATAATTTTATAAACTGACATTACCTCAAGCGATAAACATCGCTTCAACGTGTAGATATACTTACAAAAAAAAGCCCGATTTCTCGGGCTTTAGGATAAAAAATCTGATTTATTTATTAGACGAGCTTATTCTTAAGTAGTGATACGTAAGATTCAGCAACGAACTTTTCTCCGCTATCGTCATCTCCAGCAGAACTGAAAGACTTGGATACGTTCTTTACTTCTTTAGATTCTGTAATAACATCAACGCCTTGAGATTTTGGCTTTGTGGATTCTTTAAGAGTTTGAAGATTTTCTTCTTCTCTCTTGTCATACATTTCAAGAACATAATTAAAGTTCTCGTTAATATATTGTGCACTCTTTTCAGCTAGAACACGTTGTACGTAGTTTCTTTTGTTTGCTGGTAATGTTGATACTTTCTTTTCTAAAAGAAGGCTTGTTTCTAACTTTTCTACTTTTTCAGATAAAAGTTGAGCATTTTTTGCAGCTTGTGCAGCACGTGTATTAGCTTCATCAATTTGTTTCTTTCCGTCTACTAAAGCTTCTTTTACGTTTTCATTAACAAATGTTTCATCGAGGCTTACTAAACGCTTAATTTCATCAATGATCTTTGTGTTACGAGTGTTTTGGGTAGCTTCAGCAATTTGTTCTGAAGGAATTGCTTTATCAAGATAAAGTTCGAGATAAGAAGATACATTATCTACTACAGACTTCTTAAATTCATCTGCACCGCCCTTAAGAGCGTTTTCATAGAGACCAATGAGCTTTTTTAACTTAAACGAATGATCTACATCAATCTTGTTTAGCGCTTTTTGGAACTGTGAAGCGTGTACTTCATCGATACGAGCGACGATTTTGGTAAGTTTTGCTGTATGATCAGCATCAATAGCTTCTAGAACTTTTTCAAGTTTTGAAGAATACTCTTCGTCCTGTTGGACTAAAGCAGCTTCAACCGCGAGGTTAACTTTCGCTTCTACAGCTTCAGAAACTGCCTTCAGCGACTCCTCGGAAAGGATGTCTTTTGTTGCCTCTTTAAGAATTGTGGAAATGTCTTGGCTCATATCGTATTAAATATTTAGTAAATTGTACCTTATTATTAGGATTTTTTTGCGCTTTTATTTGTAATAGCTAAATCCGCTTTTTGTATGCGTTGTTTAAGTTTTTCATTCACTACTGCTTGTAAGGATGAATTAGCAGCAGAGTAGTTATTATCAACTACGTGTTTAATAAAGCTAGCAATTTGTTTCTTTTGATTCATATTATTTAAGGTTGTTGATAAAGCGAATAATGTGCTCTCTTAGATATAGGTCGACATCCTTTTTAGGCAATGTATTGAGTTTATTTTCGAAAGTATCGTAACATTCCTCATAACGACCATCTTGTTTAATAATAAAGCTTTTAGACTCTAATATACCATTTACAAATGCACCTGGTGCAGAAGGGTCAGCAACAGCGTCAACAGTAATAAGTTTCATATTACTAACATAGTTGACCCCGCCCTTGTCCTCAACTGTACCTAAAGCTCTTGAGCTCATACCCATTTTAACACCATCCATAACTAGAGATCTCATAATCTCTCCTAGTGGGGTGCGTAGTACCTTGCTTTTACCTTTTACTACATTACCTTCCATACGGAGTTCGGTAATCAAATGGCAAGCTCTTTCACTGCTAACATTAGCACTATTTGGGTGTTCAAGTTCACCTAAAGCTCTGCTTGTTTTAACAAATTCATTATTGTAGCGCTCAACTTCTTGAGCCATTTCTTCCCGGCTGTATATACGATTGTTACGGTTTTTTTCTTCCGCTACCATATAAACCCCAGAAACATAAATATTCGCAGGTTTGTCTTTATTACCTTCTTCGATTAAATAATCTAGACCTTCGCAGATAGGGGTCTGAGTTATAAGTTTGTAAAACATCGATTATACTTATGCATCCTTGCTAAAAAACTATGTAATTACTGGTATTTTTAATAAGTTAGTATAAAATATGTGTAATGATACTTAACGATGTAACAGCTACGGTTTCTACGCGTAACCGAAATAACACTACACTTCCGCTTGTATTATCATCCATTTTATCACAAAACAAAAAACCTTGCAAGGTTATTATATATGATGATAATGATGAATTTGAGGATCCACGTAAAAACGATGTACTTAATAATATCCTAAGCGCTATGTTACATTCAGGTATCCAGTGGTACTGGGAACCAGGTGCAAGAATAGGACAGGTAGCTAATCACGAAAGAGCTAGATCAACCTGCGATACAACTTACCTATGGCGTATAGATGATGATAACATTTTATTACCTAATACGCTTGAAGTAATGTATGATTATATTAGTGTTAATCCGAAAGTCGGGGCTATTGGTCCATCTATAGTAGATCCTAAAGGAGCAATGGAACCTTCTATATTAGCTTCCAACAAAATGGAAGATATATTTCTAGGTATGAATGTTCAATGGGCTTTTTACCCTAAAGGTATAAGAGCTAAAGAGGTTGAGCACTTACAGGGTAGTACTTTTATGTATAGAGTAGCAGCTGCTAAACACGGCTACGAAATGACTCTTTCGAGAAAAGGGCATAGAGAAGAAACAATCTTTACATATGAAATGTATCGTGCCGGTTGGAAATTAGTAGCACTACTAGGGCTTACAACCTGGCACTATCATTTTAGTTCTGGGGGTATTCGAAGCGATCAAAATGATATGACTCATAACGATGAAGTCATATTTCGTAATAAACTACTAGAGTGGGGTATTAAAACCACAAACTATAGGTTCTACTACTTAGATAGCGGTCGAGGGGATCACTATGCGTTTAAGCATTTAATGCCTGAATTACTCAGTAGATATAGAGATTGTAAATTAGTTATTGCTTGTTGTTATCCTGATACTTTCTGGGACATAAGAGATGAACGTATTATATTATGTTCGTTAACAGAGGGTGCACCGTTTGTTAACAAAGACGCACACAATGCTTACAAGTATATGTTTGATAATAACTGGAAGGGCAGCGTGACTGACGCATATAGAAAGTTACACTTATGAAAATCATTATAAGTCCTTACTCACAAAAATTACCTAAAGAGACATTTAAAAATAATGTTAACCCTAGTATGGTTAACCCTAAAAATTATCCGTACTGGGAAGAGTTTATAGAGCTGTTTAAAAAACAGTATTCTGATGCAGAAATTATACAAATTGGGGTAGCAGGAGAAGAACAATTGAAAGGTATCACTAAAATATTACACAACCTTTCTCAAGAAGCTTTATTGAAAGAGGTTAAAACCTGTAATGCTTGGTTTTCGGTAGACAATTTTATTAATCATTTCTGTTCATACTATAAAATACCAAACGGATTTGTTTTATTTGGTCAATCCGATCCTGAAATATATGGTTATAAGTGGAACACTAATATACTTAAAGATCGCAAGTATCTACGACCAGATCAATACGGGTTTTGGTGGGATAGGCCATATCAAGCAGAGGCTTTCGTATCTGCTAAAGAACTATTAAAAAGAGTACTCACTAAGCTTAAGGCCTCCTAAGTATAGGTATGGCTAATCCTTCTAGTACTGTAGGCCCATCAGATTTTCTATCAACAAATCTAAACAATCGTATTCAAAGTTACGATATGTTAGCTGAACGTATATTTTTTCAGCTAGGTGCACCGTTAATTAATCTTGAAGTGGCTTGTGTTGCTGTGTATGATATGATTGCTTATTCAATCGAAATGTTTACACGCTTTACACCAGGCACAGAAGAACTAATTGTATTTGATAGCACTCTTTACACTCCAGGTCAAGGTATAAAATTAGATACTCTTATTTGTAGTACACTGAATCCTGAACTTTCCTCTTTAAGCTCTACATTTCAATCTGGTTGGGACTATGATTTAAATTCTTATAGAAAAGTATAGACATTTATAATTTTCAAGAAGGTACAAACGAAGGTGTTAATACACTATTCACCATTGAGCAATCATTAGCACAACAAATGCATTTTGCATATTCATTAGGTAGTAAAGCGTTTGACTTAATTACCTGGCACGTATTAAAAGATTGGTTAAAAACTCGTGAAAAACTATTCGCGCAAAAGCAGTACTGTCGTTTTGACCCGCGCACACAAGTTTTACGTATCACCCCAGAACCTAACTCTGTTGTTAATAGCACTCGTTATTGGGCCTGTATTGGTGTATACCTTGAACGTCCAATTAAAGATCTCGTAAAAGAGCGTTGGGTAATGGAATATGCTAAAGCTTTAATTAAAATCGCTATAGCCAATACCCGTGGTAAATTTGGTGGTACTCAATTATTCGGTCAAGGTACTTTACAGTATCAAGAGCTAATGAATCAAGGTACTACAGAAAAGAAAGCTCTAGAAGACGAACTAAAGAGTGGTAAGCAGGAAGATCAATCACCACCTCTATTCTTCTTAGGTTAATTAAGCTTTAGGTAAAGCACTACCCCCGCCACCTGTTGGTGTTGGTGTAACTGCTGGTGCTCCAGCTTCAGGACCACCTGCTTCTGGACCTCCTGCTTCAGGACCACCGGTAGGACCAGGACCGAATGCTGGTGCTGAACCCGCTCCAGGTCCAATACCACCACCTCCTCCGCCAACCCCTGCTGGTGCAGCACCGGCTTCAGCTCCAGCACCTTGTGTAAGAGCTTCTTTCCAGTTTTTACCAAGATTGGTAATTTGAGTAACTTCCCAACCAAACGCTGCGTCTTTCTTTAACCATTCTCTATTAGCAAGAATCTCATCATCACTCCATCCCATATATTTTTTAAGAGCATATGATGTAGAAATTGTGTTAGGGGCTTGAGTAGCAGCACCGAAGTTCTTAAACTTAAGTTCAGTTAATTGTTGATCTCTCATCGCAGCAAACTGCGAAGGAGGGTTAAACATTACCGCGATATCATTTTCTCTTAGCTTATAATCTTTCCATAACCCTTTAAGTCTAAGATGTGTAATGAACGTATCTTTAATAGTAGATGCAAAGTGTCTTTGCATTCTAATAATAAGTTTTGCAAATTTGAGTTCTTCTCTAAAAATTTCAGCACCATCGGCAAATTTTGTATCAGGCATTAATCTGCTTGAAGGTACACGTAAAGCTTTATAAAGCTTTGTTACGAAATAATTTAAATCTTCTAGCTTACCTAAATTATCTCCACCCTTTAAGGTTTCTACTCTAGTGCCGTCTTGACCGTTACGACGAGCAAACCAATAGCTATCTAACATTGATTGGGGATCGTAAACATTTACATTACCACCTTGTTGATTGTCATAGGTGCGTTTAGACCAGTAATTCTGCATCAAACGTTTTAAATAAGCTTCTGCTTTTGCTGCAGGCATATTACCAACGTCAACGTAGAATGCTAAACGCTCTGGTGCACGAACTAAACGGTAAACAACGATACTATCTTCAATTAAGCTTAGTTGTTTATATGCACGACGAGCTACCTCGAGATAAGGTAAACGAATTGTTTTGCTTTCGTTCCAGGTATGAGAGTGAAAATAGGTTACTTGGTGGCGTTCAAGAGGTATAAGCTCCATACCGTCTTTCTTTGGACCACCAGAAGGGCCTCTGTTGTTTATATTAAAACCTGCAGTACTCTCGTCCTTAGGTACAGGTTTACGTAATATAAACCCTTTAATGATCATATTCTGAACATTATCAAAAATAGGATTAATATGCTCTGTAGGTATCTGTACTAAACTAATAATACCAGCTTCTTTATTCTCTTCGTTAATTACGTTTTCAAAAAATACTTCAGCATCAATTAAAAGCGTTCTAAAGTATTCCCAGCCTCTGTTATCAAGGTTAAACAATTCGATAACGTGCTGAAATTCTTTTTGTAATTCTTTCTTTTGTACATTATCTAATTTTTCGTTAGTGTAAAGAGTAGCATAATGTCCTCTTTCATCTTTTACTAAAAATTCATCACAAATTTCATCTAATGCGTGACTAATTTCCGCATAAGAAGCCATAATACGATAATCAGCAACTCTTTTACCTTTATCTGTATCTATTAAAGCATAAAGATAATCGTGGTATCCTTTGTCAACAATAATACCGTTTAAATTGCTTGCAGGGTCTTTAGGGTCCTGCACTACGGATACTGCTTGTCTTAGGTTTCTTTCTTGTTGAGTGGTACCAATTTTCCAGAATGTTTCAAACTTAGGGTTGAGTTCGGATATATTATCTATAACGGTTGAGTTAGCGTTATACGGCATCTTATTAACAAAATTGTTAAAAGATTTCTGAAAAAAGTTTTGCTGTGGTTGAGCCATTTATATATTATTTACACTGTTAACTGTTATTATATACTGGATTTGTTAAATTACCACTGCTTTGTTGTTGTACCTACTATTTGGAAGTACGGATACGCAGCTGCATATGATGTCCACGGGCCAGTCCAGTACGCACTACCTGGAGGGGTGACAATGTGTTGGTTAGATGGAGAGCTATATGCAGCTATAAAGTCTGGATCAGAAGTATTATTATACCAGCTTGAATTTACATTCATACCTACCCCCACATAACCGGTAGCTGAAAGATTTGTGGTAGGCTTTTTGTTTACCCAGTATGTGTTAGTTGTAGTGTTATTACC